CCAAGGGGTCGTGCGGGTGGTCAAATAAAACGGTCGGGAGGCCGCCATGCCGAGGGAGAACGGTTGCACGGGCGCATGTTGCCGGGAGTTCTGGCTCCCCTTCGACCACGCGGAGTTGAAGGCTAAGGCGGAGCGGGGCGAACAAGCCAACGGGTCCAAGTTGGAACTCAAGCGCATGGTCGAGGTCATGGTCCCGCTCGACCTGGCGGAGCACGGCGTCGAGGTGGAGGGCGGGAAAGCCACCAGGTGGCCCTACACGTGCCGCGTCTGGGACCCCGAGACGAGGCTTTGCAAGGAGTACGACCGGCGCCCGATCGTATGCCGCCGGCACCCGGTGTCCAAAGCGTGCGGGCTCGACCCGGCATGCAGGGCCGTCCCGGGCCCGGATGACGAGGCCCGGTTCGCCAGGGAGTTCGAGGCGGCCATGCTTGCGGAACCCGCTGGTGATAATTCGTGAAAACCTATGATTTATACTTGACCAAGTCGTTGCCGTATCTCGGGTATTCGTTCACCCGCATCAGGTTGATGGCCTATGACCCGACCGAGGCCGTGGCGAAGTTCACGCTTGCCTTCGCGGACATCGTCCGGAACGAGGAGGTCGAGGTGAAGGGCATCGTCGAGGTCGACGACGATCAGGAACCAGACCCGGCGGTACTGCCCGAGCCTTTCCGGCCCAACACGCACCGGCGGCCTTCCCCGCGCAGGAAATGAAGGTAAAGCCATGGCCACTGGGCCCCGGGGAGCCTCCGCGCCTGACGCTCAAGGCGGCCGTCTCCGTCCTCCGCAAGGCCGGGTTCAAGTTCACGGCCAAGAACGCCGCGACGTACCACGACCTGAAGGCGGCATTCGACGCCCGGAAGTTGCGCGAGGCGTCGAAGCGGGAGTAGAATCCGACCGTACGGACACCACCCGAACGGCGGCCACATGCAGGAAGACCACAAGAAGAAACCGGTCGCCGCATTACCGCCAGCGGTAAGGAATAAAGGCGGCCGTCCGCGCCGTCCCCCTCCGAAGGTAAAACCCAAGAAGCAAAAGAGAAAGCGACCAAAGGAACGTTTCCCCTGGGAGAAGTGGCGCGCGGCATTCGTCGCGTCCGACCCTGAGAAGGTTCCAGCCCTCATCGACTTCTTCGAGCCACTCGGGGTCAAGTCGAACACATGGCAGCGTCACACAGGCTCATGGCGTCGAGAACGCATGGCCTACAGGGAGCAGCTGGCCGCCGAGGCCCTCCGGAAGTTCAGGAAGGGCGCGGTCGACGTCCTGACGCAGCAGTTCAAGATGGGCCAGATCGTCTCGACGCTCGCGTTCAACGACCTGGTCGTGAAGGACCCGGCCACGCGGGAGACGTACCTCGCGCACAAGGTCAGGTACAAGGACCCGGCGACCGGATTGATGACGACGCGCCTGGAGCCGCTCAAGGCGTCCGACGTCATCCGGTTGTTCAGCGAAGGCCAGCGCGGGATCGGCCGGGCGTTCAACCTCGACTCGTCCGTCCACGGGATCGAGCCGCTCCCCGGGTACACCGCGATCGACGTCACGCCTCCACCTCCTCCGCCTGGCGAGCAGGCCAACGCCTCGACGCCGGCCCTGCCGCCATCCGACGGCGACCCCGACCTCGCGGACCTCCGCTCCATCCTCAAGGACACGGACGCGCTCAGGCACGCCGCCGCTCTTCTCAACGCAATCGAGAAGGGCCGGAAGGGGGCGGACAAGTGACCCTCGACCCGCGCAAGATCCCCTACGATTCGCTCTGGAAGCTCCTGCCGCACACGTTCGCCAAGAGGGCGTCGCTCGGTTCCTGGATCCCGGGGCCACCGCACGAGATGATCTCGCAGGAGATCGCCGAGGGGGTCGGGCGCGGGAACGCCCGGATCGTGTTCCACATGCCGCCCGGGCACGGGAAGTCCACCCTGATCTCGAAGTGGGTGCCGCTTTGGCTCTGGGAGTTGTTCCCCGACAGGCGCATCGGGTTCTCGACCTATGCCGACGCATACGCCGCCTACTGGGGCGAGAAGGTCATCGATGAGACGCGCCGGTCGCACTTCGTCTCCATGCGCCCGCGAGGGGCCAACCCGTCGACCAAGAACTTCCTGACGGCCGGCGGGGGGGAGTGGTTCGCCAAGGGCGCCGGCGGCGGGACGATGGGCAGGCGCTACAACGACCTCATCATCGACGACCCGATCCCGGACGCGGACGCGGCGTTCTCGCACGCGCACCGGAGGAGCCTCGTCAACTGGTACGAGGGCGTCGCGGAGCGCGGCCTCGAGCCCGGCGGCAACGTCTTCCTGCTCATGCAGCGGTGGGGGGAGAACGACTTCGCCGCGTACCTGATCTCGCGGGGTTTCCGGTACGTGTGCCTCCCGGCCCTGGCCGAAGCCGCGGACCCGTCTCGTGGGATCGGCCCGGACCCGCTCGGCCGAAAGCCCGGGGAGGCGCTCTGGCCCCAACGATGGCCGAGGGACGTCCTGGAGGCCATGCGTGACGGCGACCCCAAGACCGGAAGGCGCCCCAAGGCCGACTACTTCTGGTCCTCCCAGTACCAGGGCCGCCCGACTCCGCTCAAGGGCCGCGTCATCGACGTCTCGTGGCTCAGGTCCTACGACTGCATCCCGGGCAGGATCGACGAGGTCGCGATCTTCGCGGACATGAACGTCAAGGAGGAGAAAGGCGTCTCCTACGAGGGCCAGAAGAACGACTTCACCGTCTACCAGGCGTGGGCCAGGTGCGGCGCTGACCTCTTCCTCCTCCCTGGGTGGGACAGGTTCGTCGGCGGGTTCACGGAGCAGCTCGAGCGGTTCGCCAAGTTCTGCAAGAACCACCCGAAGGCCCTGCTCAAGGGGATCGAGAACAAAGCCAACGGGCCGGCGCTCCAGAACGTCCTCCAGCACAAGATCCCCGGGATCGTCCTGGTCGAGCCCCGCGGTGGGAAGGTCCAGAGGGTCATGGCCGCCGAACCCATGCTCAAGGCGGGCAACGTCCACGTCCCGAGCCGTGCCCTGGAGCCGAGGATCAAGGAGTTCATCGACGAGTGCCGGTCCTTCCCCGGGGGGTCGCACGACGACCAGGTGGACACGATGAGCCTGGCCCTGTCGCAGTTCGAGGACAAGATGGCGACCGCCCAGGACCTTCCGACCGTCCTCCCGACCGGGTTCTCGAAAGCGGAGATGGGCGGCCCGTGGCAGGACGATGATGAGTTTTGACCCCGCGTGGTGTAGTCTCACGGTAGGACGAAGGCACGAGGAGGGCGGGCATGGCTGAGGGGGACAATGGGCAAGCGGCCCCGGAGTTCGTGGAACTCGGGGCTTCGGGCCTCGACCATTCCGGCGGGTACGTCAACGAGGAGCAACTCCGGCAACTCAAGGGAACCAAGGCGGCCAAGGCCTTCGACGAGATGGCCGAGAACGACGCGATCATCGGGGCGTTCCTCTACGCCCTGGAGACGCTCGTGCTGTCCGTCAAGTGGCGCGACGAACCGTTCTCCCAGGACCCCGACGACGTGGCCGTGGCCGAGTTCGTCAAGTCCTGCCGGGAGGACATGGCGACCACCTGGCACGACGTCGTCTGCGAGGCGCTTTCGTTCGTGGTCCACGGATGGTCGTGCCTGGAGACGATCTACAAGCTCCGCGAGGGCTCCAAGAAGCCCGAGAAGTCCAAGCGGTCCAGGTACTCCGACGGCCTTGTGGGGTGGGCTAAGCTCGCGGCGCGCGCCCAGTCGAGCCTCCAACGGTGGAACCTGACGGACTTGGGCGAGGTCCTCGGGTGGTACCAGTGGCCGCCGAACATGGGCCGCGAGATATACCTGCCGGCCGAGAAGATCCTCCTGTTCCGCACGACGTCGCGCAAGAACAACCCGGAGGGCCGGTCCCTGCTCCGCCGCGCGTTCGTGTCGTACCAGTACAAGAAGCGCATCGAGGGCTACGAGGCGATCGGCATCGAGCGCGACCTGGCGGGGCTCCCCGTCTTCGAGGTTCCGTCGAAGATCATGTCGCCGGACGCCACGGCGGCGGAGAAGGCTGTGTTCGAGGCCTGCAAGAAGATCGTCCGCAACATCCGCGTCGACGACCAGGGCGGGATCGTCGCGTGCTCCGACGTCGGCCCGACGGGCGAGAAGCTCTACGCGCTCAAGCTCCTGTCGACGGGATCGACCCGGGCCTTCGACACCGACAAGGTGGTCCAGAGGCACGACCGCCGGATGGCGATGTCGGTCCTCGCCGACTTCATCCTCCTCGGCCACGAGCAGGTCGGCTCCTACAGCCTGTCGTCCGACAAAACGAGCATCTTCGCCATGTCGGTCGGTTCCATCCTCAACCGCATCACCTCGGTCTTCAACCTGGACGCCATCCCGCGGCTCATCGAGCTTAACGGGTGGGACCCGGCGCGATCCCCCAAGCTCAAGCACGGCGACCTGGAGAAACCCGACATCGACCGCTTCGCCGCGGCCGTGGCCCAACTCACCGGCAGCGGGAACCTGACGCCCGGTAGCGAAGAAGACGAGAAGTTCTTCCGGTCCATGCTCAACATGCCGATGGGCGAGGACTGACCCTTGGACGCCATCGCGAAGGCTAGGTCCGCCCGCGTCCTCAGGCTGATGTATGAGATCGAGCGCGAGTACGGGAAGCCGATGGTCGAGGCGTTCGCGTCGGCCGTCGCGCGCATCAAGAGCGACGCCAAGCTCGGACGAATCCGCGACGCCCTGGCAGCCGGCAACATCGAGGAGGCCGTGCGTGTCTCGGGCGCGGAGGCGCTCGGGGCCTCGATCGTAGGCGTGGGCGTCCCGCC